ACCTCTTGGATAAGAGATGTAGTTTATAAATTTTTACAAGACAAGATTGATAAAGAAGTGTATGATGAAGCATTGAAACGAGATCAGGAAAACTGGAATAGGGCAATTCAAAACCGATTACAAGGTAGAGCACTTTCTAGGATTCTTAATTCAATTAAAAAGAAAAATGAGTGATTCAATAAAACTAAGAAGACTAAAAGAAATAAGACGTAAAGACTTAGAAAAAAACCTTTTAGACGTAGAACTAAAAGGATATGACCATTACATTTTTATTAATGACCGCAATAAAGCTCAAGTTGTCTCAAAACAGGGCGGTTGGGTTTCAGAACATATTCGTACGGCTATTTTAAAGTTTAATTATGAGATTGATAAGACTGATGGAATGTTAGTTAAAGATTTTGAGAAGAAACATCTTAACGAATACGAAAAAACTTTTTCAAAGGATTCTTAGGTTTTGCCTTTCTCATTTCTGCTACAACACGATTAGCTTCTAATTCTATTAATCTGTTTAGCAATGAAGCCATAAAAATATCTTGGTCAAACTTTTTTCTTACAAGATGAGTGCAATATCTTTTTATATTATCTAAATCATTACTTTGCATAATTTCTCTACATTGCATTTCGATTTGCAATTCCATCTCTGGAGGTGCTGGTTCTATATCAATGTTGAGAAATTTAGTAATCCTCATTTCACAGGAAATAATTTTTCTTCAATCATTTTGACGATTGCATCATCCACATCATTATCAGTTTTTGCCACCATAGCCTTGAGTAAAGATAATGCTGCCTTACGCAATGATTCTGATCTACCAAACTTGATAAACATTCCAATTAAAAATTTTGACATGACCTATATATATCTATTTCTACCTTAACGCTTATTGCAAATCTTGGCCTCAATCTTTATATTTATAGTATATCACTAGGATTATGACAACAAAAGACCCAAAAACCGAACCAATAATAGAAGAAAAAGAAGAAAAGGATGGTCCTTCTCTTATCTCAAATTTCGTGCAGATGATTATACTTTTTTGGAGTTTAGCAGTAATTTCTTTTGCGTATTTTGGAAATTCAACCAAACAAATTGACACCACATTTGCCGCTGGATTGTTGTCGGCAGTAATGTCAAATATGGGATTGCAGGTCAAAAACAATAGTAATGGCAAGAAGCGGCCTAATAATGTAACATCAGGTAAAGATCCTTCAACTAAATGAAAAAATTTCTTCCGCTTTTGCTAGTTGCAAGTATTCCAGCTTCTTATGCTGGAGGCATAAGTCACACAATCTCATCAAGTGTACAGCTTGAAGCAGTATCCGCAGGTAGTATCGCAACAAAAGGTTCTAGTTCATACAGTATCTCAGGTAGTGGTGTGACTACTTTAGATTCTGATGATGCTAATTCTATTGGCGGCTTCGGAGATGCCACGGATGGGGTCCCTTCAATCACCTTCCCAGATTCAGTTGCACAAACGACAGCAGGTGAAGCTTTTAACTACACTACTAGCTACATAGAAGGAGATGCTACACCTTCCGCAGCAGCTACAGTAGGTGAAATACCAAACTTCTCAAATATCACATCAACTGAGGCAGCAAGTGTTGGTACGGCAGATATTGGTTTAGATAATCATACAATTACCCTAACTCCTGGAACTGGCACAGGTGTTACGCTTACTGGTTCTTTTGTTACCGACTTGACCATTGACTGATGTGGAGGACACTGCCGTTTGTTTTTCTTATATCTAGCCCTGTCTACGCTGTGCCTGTGGTCCCTTCTTTCACACAAGGCAGTAGTACCTCACGCACAGAAACTACCACAAACATTACAGAATCTATACGAACATCAAACTATAATTCTGGGTACACATATTCAGTTACAGGATCAGGTATCGAACATGATGGAACAACTATATCTGCTCCAAATGCAACTGTTAATGAAACTATAAATGGCACGACTTACACATGGACAGGTTTAGATTTAGGAGAGAAACCAAATTGGTCAATAACAAATCCTGGAGATGCCTTTCAATTTACAGAAGTTTATACACCACCTGGGCTAGAGTCAGTTTCAGACGTAACACGCACGATCCAATCAGAAAGCGTAACAGATACCACAACTATCTTCTCGCAATAAGTCTGCTAGGAAATCCTGTATTTGCTAATGTGTCAAACACTAGTGCTCCTTCCGCTAGTGCCTCTGGATCCGTTAGTAACTTTGCCACTCAGGTGTTGCAAGGAAACACTATAGAAAATCATTATGGTAACGGTATTAGATGCCAAGGTCCACAAATGTCATTTAGCCCATTCGTCACCACTTCGTTTAATCAAAAGCGCCCATTCGATTACACCTATGAAACGCCAGTGTACGATCCAAGTGTTGATGATGACGGAAATTTAATCAATCCTGGTAAAATTCTTTATTATCAACAAAACTATAGTGGTAACAAGGATTCTTTAGGATTAAATGTAGGTGCAGCATTAACTTTTACCTTTCCGTTGGACAATAGATTTCAAGATGCTTGCTTGAAAAGTGCTACAACTCAGGAAAAAATACAAGCACAAATATTATCTAAGGAACGCCTCAACTATGAACTTGCAAGGTTAAAAAATTGTGGAGAGTTAAAAATTAAGGGAATATCGTTTGCTACAGATAGTCCTTACCATGACTTATGTAAGGATGTAATCGTTACTGAAAAGATGAATCAGGTATTACCGCACACTCATAAATTAGAGTAGCAACTGACGCTCCAACAGAGCAGTGACCGATTTAACGATTTGATAATGGGTCTGGTTGCTTAGTTACAAGGGATAATAGAAGGGCAGTGATTCGTGGCAGACGGAGTGCTTCCAAATATGCCTTACTCTCCTTGTATTAATTATTCTACCTTATCTTTCTTCTTTGTCAGTTTCTTTATCACATTTTTAACAACTGGTTTTACTAAATTAAGAATGATCGGAGCAGAACAGCCGACCAAAGCAAGGCTAAAAACACCAGTAAACTGCTTAAAACTTGGAATGTATTGATCGATGAACGGTACGTCTTCATACAAGGTGATACAATCTATCCCATTTTTACCACGCTCATAACCAGAAACACGCAATAATTTTTGATCGTTACGAAAATCACCGATTTTTTGCTCTTTGTTACTAGGGCAGGGTGGGATTTCTAGTTCTTCATCTTTTTTCTTTTGTGGAATCTGAGGCTTTTGCTGTGGAGGTTGCGGTTGTTGCTGTTCCTGTTGCTTTGCAGGTGGAGTGTATTGAAAGTTAGCAGGGTTATATTCAAGAGGTTCATAGCTAGGGATATTAAACGTACCACAAGCTTGATATGTGCCTAGCTCATCTTCGTTTATCAGTCCTGTTAAATTATTTCTATGAGCATCAACACATCCTGGAATATCAACAACTGGTTTATAAATAATATCTAATATTGGTGGCTGTACCTCCCATAGCCTTATTTTTGGAACGTAAACCTCTTTTATTTCAATCTTTGGTATCTTCGTCATCTATATCTCCAATAGAAATAGACCAGCCATCTTCACCAAACTTACCAACTTCTCTTATTTTAGGTTCTTCTTTCTTTTCAAAACTATCGTGATATTTTTTTATTTCATTGTCCAATTCAAATTGGAGTTTTTTTACCCTTAACCAAGACACAATTTTATCAATATAGTATTTTATTAATTTTTTAAAAAATCCAAATATCATCAATCGAAGGCATCTCTTTTCTTTAATACCTCTACCTCTGAAAAGCATTTAGGGCACGATAAATTAGTCATCACCGAAAACTCAGGATAAGTCGGCATAGACTCGTCTATATCAATATCTCCACCCCAGATTAATTCAGTTTTACAATGCCAACAGTTCATTTACTAACTTTCCATTTACCTTCTACTTCCCAATCAATTTGTTTTTTATTTCTCTCTTCAATGTAATCCCAAAACTGTTTTGAATTATTACTCATTTTTATCATTGGTCCAGTTACTTTTGGTAATTTTTTATCTATTTGATTAGGCAATATCTTACTTACACCTTCCATGACCTTCTCCATCATCATAGCTTCAAACTGTGGGCTACTTACCCATTTGTAGGTAGCGTACCCTGCCCCTATAGTTGTTAAGCTTATCAAAAATGATAAAATGGATAATATTGAAGAAATCTTGTTAAGCATATGAGAGATGCGTTTGCAAAAGCATTAGTACCTGTCACTATTATAACCTTCACAGGAATTATGGCTTTAGCTCCTTTATATGTAACTTTAGGAATAATGACTCGTCAACTCAATACAAAAACTACCTCATAAGGATAAATTTTGGTGGTTTAGGCAAGTAATATCCTGGAGGAATACAAGGTCTTTTTTTAGTGCATTTTTTAGGTTTTGGTATTTTGCAAACGACTACATTTCCTTGTTTTTTACAACGTGCTTTTGATTGAACCATTACAGGAAAAAATAATCCAATCAAAATAAATATCGAAAATATTTTATTCATCAATTACTTGGTACAAAACTGCCTTGAGTAGGAGTTTTTTGCTCGCTTATACCAAGAACAAGACTATTTTCAATACTTGCAACCTGATCCGTTCCAAGGACTGCTTTTACATCAGCAATAATATCTGCTGTTTTTAAATCTGTTCTTGACGTTAATGAACTTGGTTTTGTTAATGCAGCAGAACCATAAGACGAAGAAGTATAATCTCCATCAACTCTAGTTACTGTCCAGTGTGCAGTATGACAAAAGCCGTCATCTACATCATAATCAACATTAGCTAATGCCCAAGTAGTAGTTGCCATGATAAAAAAATACTTTTACTAATAGTTTAACTTTATTCTACGACTTCGCTTGGAGTTTCAACACCCTCTTCTTCTTGTACCTGAGAAAGCAATTCTGCATACTGAGCATTTTTCATATCAAATTCAGCTTTAGTTTGCAATCTTTGATTTTCCAATTTCTTCTGCTCTTCAAGTAAAGCATTATATTTTTCAGCAAGAGCTTGTGCTTCGTTTTTACGCTCTTCGCATCTGTCAGATAGTTTTGACATAAAATTTTTGTAATTATTTTAAAGTGTAACTGTTGGAACGTGTAACGGCAATACGGTTTATGCTGCTTCTAATGCTGCTACCTTGGTTTCTAATATTTCTATTTTTGCCATTGCTTCTTGTAAAGCTTTAATAGCTTTCATGTAAAGAACAGAATAAGCTACTGATTTGTGACCTTCTTCTTTTACATCTCCAATATTTTTACCTTCTGGCAGTTCATCACCTTCAACATAAAGTTCATCTGCAATATCTTTTACAAGACCATTCATTCCTGATGCTTCTAATTCTTGTGCAATTACACCTATTTGTTTATGTGTATTAAATCCAGTAGATTCTTTAAAATTATAGTTTCTAACCTTTAGTGCTTTAATGTCATCCCATTGAGAATTAGCATCTACTATATTTTCTTTCAGTCTTTGATCTGAAAAACCAGTATAACGATTATTAGTATTTTCGCAATCTCCATCACCTAATATAAAAAGCTTACCATTTGCACCAAAAAACATGGCTGTTGCTGTATTATTACCAGTATCTCTTGAGTGTTTAAAGATTCCAACCTGAGGAATTAGTGTTCCATCAGTTCCTAGACCAATTGAACCTGTATTTCCTATCCGTACCTCTCCCGAACTATTTATTCTCATTCTTTCCGTTCCAGGATTACTTTGCCCTGCTAACTCACCATCTCTATCTTTACCTGCTGTACCAGTACAAAATACTAGGTCGGTTGGCATATCAGTTTTAGAATCAAAACTATCACTAGCAACAGCTCTAATAGCCGCTGAATAAGAAATATTACTTTCACTTCCATCAGTATGATTACCACCAAAATTAATTGTCCCTAATATTATTCCTGATGAAACTTTGGCATCTGTTCTATTTTTTCCTAAGTATATGTTGGCAGCAAAACCTGTATTACCATTTGAATCTTGTCTTTTTGATATTATTTCAAGATTTGGTGCACCACCTGAATTACTACTATCTATCAGTCTTATACCATTAGACTGACCTGTGGCAGAAACGTGTAATGCTGATGTTGGACTTGTTGTACCTATACCTAATTTTCCAGCAAAATAACCTTGACCTTTATAACTAACATTAAAAGTATCAGTGTCACTATTATTTCTTACTTTTAATCCTTTATTAGTATCAGTTGCTTGTGTAGTAGTAGATCTAGAAGATATACCAGTGCCACTAGAATCTCTAACATCTAATAAAGTATTTGGACTTGTTGTACCTATACCTACTTTTCCATCAGATGCTATAGTCAATCGTGTAGTATCAGCAGTTTTGAAATTCATTGCTGCTGATTCTTTCATATTTAATAAGGCAGTTTCATCACTTGCCAAACCAATTTGAAAACCATCTCCTGCTGCTGTTCCTGTATCGCTGTTGGTAAATTGACAAATAGCTTTATCTGAATCTGCTGTATTAATTTGTAAATTAGTTGTCGGACTTGTTGTACCTAATCCTACGTTTCCATCCCCAGTAATACGCATGGACTCACTAACTGTATTAGATGCTCTTGTGTTAAAAATAAAATCTGTAGTGTTATTACTGCTTACTTTATCTAAAACGATCGACCCAATATCTGAACCTGCTCTAGCAAAATTTAATTTAACAGCATCATTAGTATCATTTCCTTTATGATTTAATTCAAGATGTGTTACAGTTCCAGCACCACTTGATCCAGCATCTACTTGTAACTGACAAGTTGGCGTGACTTGATTTATACCTACAAAGCCAGACGAATTTATCCTTAGAGCCTCTGATGCATTTGTAGTAAATGCTAAAAAATTATTATCATGGTTGTAATTTATTTGACCTGCATTGCTGTCATCAGAATCACCAAAGTAAATAAAATTATCTTGGGTTGTACCAGCAACTTGCATACGGAGAACAGTATCATCACCTGTTCCTGTTCCAGCAGACCTTAGTCTCATGTTTGCATCACCTGATGCTGCTTGAACATCTAAGAGATAAGATGGATTTGTTGTACCAATACCTACTAGTCCAGCAGATGTAATACGGAGCCGTTCAGTTGGATTTATTGTTGTATCTGGAGTTCCATCTGTATAAAAAGATAAACCCACCGTATGAGTACCATCATCTGTTGGTCTTATTTCAGCAGATCCAAATAGACTTGCTCCAAAAGTAAGTTTTGTAAATGGGTTGGCACTAGTATTATTTCCAATATTTAAGTTGCCAGTTGTATTTATACTTCCAGTAAAAGTAGATAAACCTGCACTATCTATTGTTAATCTTGTCGTAGGAGTAGCAGCACCATCAGCCGTTGTACTAAATACCAAACGACCTGGCATATCATTAGCTCCAGGTGTGCCATCTACAAATGCTTCAATTCTTGCTGCTTCTGAATTTAAATCAGTACCATCTGCACCAGAAAAATTAATCCTACCTAATTGGTCATTGTCTTGAACTATAGTAGTTCCTCCATTTGACGCAGCTCTAGATTTTCCGAAAGAAAGTAAAGATGCTGTATTTGTAGCTGAGTTTCTAGTTATAGCAATTCCAGCTGTTGCATCAGTACTTTCAATTTGAAATAGTTTATTTGTGTTACCACCAACGGCTCTTGAACTAGAAGTTCCAACAAGCAATCGTTGTGAACTATCAACTCTAAGTCCTTCACTGCCACCAGTTTCAACAGAAACAGTATCCCCAGCAGGGAATCTTACAGCAGTATTTGTATCTCCAGCATGAATTATTTTATCTGCAATAGTTAAATCACTTGTAGATGTTATAGCTCCTGTTACAGCCAACGTACCAACAATACTTACACCAGTATCAGCAGTTAATCTTGTTGTTCCTCCAGCAGTCAAGCTGACAGTATTCGTTCCACCAAATATTCCGCTATCGCTATCTCCAAAATTTATTGCAGCAGCAGAATTACTACCATTGGGCATTGTTAATGCACCAGTTAATGTTCCTCCTGCCGAGGTCATATATGCACTGTTACTTGTTGCTCTTTCTGCATCAGTTACTGCCTTTAATCCAGCAGGGGTTACAACTCTGTTTGTTGCAGTTCCAGTTGTAGTCTCACTATTAGTTGCTAATTCAGCAATACCTGAAACTGTAGTTGTAGCAGTAGGTGTGCTAACAGATCCTGGACCAAATATTTTTACAATCGTATTATCACTGGCTCGCATAAAGCCACCGATACTATTTATATTTGCGTTAAGTGCTATCTCTCCGACAGCAGGTAAATCAGATGTACTTGGAGTACTATCCTGTACAACACTATTCTTTAATTTAATTTGAATTGCCATAGTTTACCTTGATTTAACTAAAGGATACATGAAATTAGTAAGTTCCTCCAGTAATTACTGAAACATTTGCAAATTGACCACTTGCTTGAAGTACTAATAATTGACCTGTTTGAGGACTTGATACTGTTACATCAGATAAATCATTGAGACTAGAAACACTACCTGGTCCAGATAAGGTGTCAATTCTATCCCAGTTATCAGGTCCTACGCATAAGCACCAATCACCTGCATCAAAGCTAGTGCTTGGTACAACTGCTGTTCCATTTCCAGGAGTGACACAAACAAAGTACGCTCCAGTTAATGTTGATGTACCTGCTGGTATTGCATTACTTACAGTAAACCCTGCTGACGTTCCAAAAGCAGTTAATGTAACAATTAAACCATTAGAAGCATTAAATGTTCCACAAAATCTAAGGTTTTCTTCTGCTAATCGTCCAAAACCAACAGAGAAAAAGCTGTTACCGTTGAATATCCTTAGCTGTCCTGTAGATTCTTGTAACCAAAAAACACCAGTAGGTAGATTAGAAATATCAGGTGATGCTTCTTGTATAAATCCAGTAGATAAGTTTGCTAACTTATCCATAGTGATTGCATCATTGGCAACAAAGTCTGTACCAAACGTACCTGTTGTTATCTTTGTAGCAGGTAGATCAGGAATATCAGCTTCTATAAGAGTTTCTCCATCTGTTACAAAACCTTGATCTGAAACAGTTACTTTGGTGTATGTACCTGCTGTTACTCCACTATCTGCTATAGATAAAATACCTGTATTTGAAACAGTTAAAGGAGCAGAAGAAACAGGTACTGAAATTGCACCTATAGCTGAAGCAGTTGCTTCTGGTAAATCACCTGCTACTAAAGCAGTTGCAGCAGTAATTAAACCCTGCTCATCAAAAGTAATTCCAGATATTGTGGCTGCGGTAATAGTGTTAGCAATGGAAATTGCACCTGCTGCTGTAACAGCTAAACCACCTGCTGTTGGTACGCTTACACCTCCAACCGCTGTTGTTGTAGCTTCTGGTATATCACTTGCAACTAATGCTGCTGTAGATGTTATTAGTCCTTCATTATTATATGTGATACCATTTCTTGCAGATGCTCCACCTGTCACTGCATTATTAATTCCTAAATTACCTGATGCTACATTTATTGACCTGTCTAAATTTGATGTATTTAATTTTGCTGCTGTTATAGTTCCATCTGTTATTTTTGTACCTGAGACAGCTGAAATTTTAGCATCTGTTACAGCAGTATCTAATATAGAAGCTGTATCAACAGCACTATCAGCTAATTCACTGGCTGTAATCGCATTTGCAGCTATTTGTGTAGCGGTAATTGTATCATTAGCTATCTTGGCAGCAGTAACAGCATTGGCAGCTAACTTATCTGTAGTTACATTTAAGTTTGTAATTTTTACAGTTGTAACTGCGTTTGTTGCAATCGCAGCACTATCTACTGCGTTATCGGCAAGTTCAGATGCTCCGACAGCATTAGGAGCAATATTACCAGAAGTGATAGTATTTGTTGCTATTTTTGCACTTGTAACAGCAGTATTGGCAATAGCAGCCGTATCTACGGCATTATCTGCCAACTCACTTGCAGTTACAGCATTACTAGCAATTTGAGTTGCAGTAATAGAGTCTGTTGTAATTTTTGCTCCAGGAATATCTCCATCACTAAAATTAGTCTTGGCAAAAGTAACAGCACTATCAGCTATCTTTGCAGTTGTTACAGACGTTGCTGCTAACTTAGCTGTTGTTACGTTTAAATCTGTTATTGCTGCTGTATCTACCGCATTATTAGCAAGTTCACTAGAACCAATAGCATTTGCTGCTATCTGCGTAGCTGTAATGGTATCAGTAGCTATTTTCGCTCCAGTTATTGTTGCATCAGTAATTTTTACAGCAGTAACTGCACTATCAGCAAGAGTTGCAGTAACAATCTGACCTGCGGATAATGGATAGCTTAAAGCTGTAGCTGGTATTGATGCTGCATCTACTAATCCAAAAGCACCTTGTACAAAGTTTTTTGCAGTTATTTTCTTGGTTTCTGTTGCACTAACATCTGCAAGAGCAATAGGATCTGTTGCTTGCAGTTGGGCTGAACCTAATTCTGGTAATTGTGTAATCTGTAGATCAGCCATGTCAAGTTACTTTTAAGTACATCATAAATCTTATTTTAAGGATCTTCAAGTAAAATACCATCTCCATCCTCTTGCAATATCTTATCACTACTTTCTAATAACAAGAATGAAGGAGGAACACCATTATGAAGTCTTATTTCACCATTAGTTACAAATTCTATTCTTGCTTCTATTAATCCACTTACAGGTACATTTATTGCCACATTAGTTACAACACACATTGATTGATACCAAACACTATTTGTAGATTGACTTGGATCGTGATACACATAAAATCTTCCTTCAAAATCTGCACCTTGCTGCATCCGTACCAATAATTGACTTAGGTAAACAGGAAATTCTGGACTTACTAAATCAGGAGTATCATTTTGAAAATTTCTATGCTGCCAAATTGTCTGTATTGTTCCCTGTCCTGATATAAGTCCATTTTCGTATTGCTTTCTAAATTCTGTTCCTAAATTTGTAATATCAACAGTATCTCTTGTTGTTGTAATTTCAAACTCAGTAATTTTTGCAAGCGGTCTGAATCTAGTATTTCTGGTACGTATTAATATATTTGTTACAGAAGATGGTGCTGTTAATGTAAGTGCATCTGTAACTTCACCAGCTAATGCAGAAGCAAAGGTGTTATATAACCTAATTCCACCCATATCATCAATATGAATATATTTACGCAGATCAGGAAAACTGTGGTTAGCTAATAACTCTAAATTACTGCCATCAACTGTTTCTATTTCAACTTGATCTCCTGTAATTAACGAACCATTAATGTTTTCGACAGAGAATCTTTTTCTGGTTGTGTTAACATCGGCTGGATCTAAAGATGTTGATATTTCAGAATTTAAAGCATCACGCTTTAATTCTATAAACCCTGTCGATCCAAAATATATAGACATTAAAATGTAGTTTCTTTTGCGATACCATCAGATTCAAAACTAATATCTGCTGCCATAACTTCTCCTACGCTATTTGTCATTGCAAAAGAAGTTATAATTCCTACAAGTTCTATATAATGATTTGCGTCTGCCTGTAATTTAAATCTTGCCAATGGCCTTTCTGAACTTGTCGGTGAATCATCTGACCTTGGTAATATTTTATCTAGTATCATGGTCGATAACAGTCCTGAATTATGTTTTGCACCCGTAGATTCTGCATAATAGTAAATACTTGCAGAACCAGTAAGACTTGTTATTCCTGGAATTATTCTTCTATCAAAATCACCTAATGATACTGTTTCTAAAACTGATGTATTAATAGTAAAAGACCAAGACCGCACTTTTGCAACTTCGTCTGTATCTTCGATAGTTCCAGTTGCATTGTCTACAAATAATTTACCATCTTGACCTGAATAAAACTTAGCCATCGTTTTAGTTTAATTTTAAATACATTCTAATCCCCATCGAGGCAAGCGACAAATTTACATTGCACATTTGAAATGCCAGGTTTCACACTGGTAAGTGTAGGGGGACCATCAAATCTATATCTTAGTTTATATCCATTATCATTTTTTTGAGATATTTTTTGTCTTAAAGCTTTTATACCTACACCAGCTAAAGCGTCTTTATTTTGAAATGAAAAATTTATATAATCATAATCTGAGTTAATATTTTCATAAAAATCTAAAATTTCATTAGCTTCAGCATCTGAAATATTTGTAAATCCTAAACTTAATTTTGCATCTACTTTTTTATTACCGTATCTAAGTACAGTTTTTGCACCATTCTGTGCAATAAATTCTACCTGTGGATATCTTCCAGGAGTGTAACTCCTTGATGAAGGTTTAATAGCTGGAAAATCAATATCGTTAGCCATTAGACACCTTGAAAATCATTACTTTCATCATAATTTATTGTAGCAAGTGTGCCATCATCCAGTAGAGGAGCATGACTTGCACCAACATCTACTAATCCTTCATCTGTATATGCAAGAGACTCAATTTTATACAATCTATTAGATTCAGTAGTCTGTTTTACAGTAAACACTGACCCATAAAGGTTACTTTGATCCGTCTTACCATTACTTACTTTTAATGTTGCTGTTTTAACCTCATCCGTTCCTGGTTTCCAGTGATAAATTTGTACATTGTTTATACTATTATTTCCAACACTTTGTACGATTCCGTCAGGAGATATAACACCATTTTCAAACCTAGTAGTATGAGTAGCTTCTGAAATAAATCTTATATAATCACCAGGTTTTAGTCCTTCTATAGTTTGTGGGGTGGTTTCAAATTTAATACCATGATCTACTTTTTCTCGAATTTTTAAAACGTGTTGTAAAAACGTAACTGCGTGTTTTCGGTTTGTGCAGAAATCAGACATATCAAATACTTCTATTGGAAGCTTTGCAGGATTTTCTTCATCTGCAACATGTAAACTTGTTGATTGCGTCTCAGGAAAACCATTTCTTACTTCTTGTCTAAAATATACCGTTCCAATAAAATTCTGACGTTCTTCAGGTGATAAGAAACTTACCTTTAAATTTCTTGTATTACCATCAGTAAATAAAGCTTTAACAGTTGGTTTTTCATTGGCCTTTATTTGAAAATGTTTATTAAAAGGAACAGAAGGATAAAGACTAAATTTACCTCCAAGAATTGTAAAGTCTAATAAATTAAACACTGCATTTTGATATATAAATTCTCTTATATTTTGTTTATCAGTAATTACACCATCCCAATAAAATCCGTTTGCTTCACAAAATTTTGCAGCAACTATCATTCTTCCTTTTTCAACAGAAGGAAGTCCAATTGAATCAGAAAGGCCAAATTTCTTGTCAGTTAAAAGAGCATAAACTATTTCTGCAAAGTTATTTGTAGGACCTAAACCTTTTGTACTTACGCCATGTTGACCCTTATTATCATCTGTAACTGTATCTCCTTTGTCATTTATTAATCTTTCTACTTCTAAACCTTTTTTAACATATACAGAAAGCTGAGAAAAACTATTCCATTCTCTTGAACTGCTTAATCTTAAAGCTACATTAGCAATTCCAACTTTAGGTTGATCGAATTTATAAGGTACAGGACTTTCTTCTCCTAAACTACTTTGCTCATTGACATATACAATTTCATGTTCTGGACCGTCTTGATGACTACTTCTTTCTGCATCATATTGATAATAGTCAGTAATAGCATCAAAAGGATTTAAATTTTTACCTGCGGGCCAAGGTTCTGTTACAAAATCACTAAAGTCAGTGATAATATCAATATTTTTTAAACCAGGAAAATCTGAAGCTGAATTACCTGTTTTTGGAATACTTACTTTATCAGTATCTTTATAATTTTTACCTGAATTTTTAATTCGCCACCTAGCAGCTTTAAATTTATTAGTATCGGGATCTCTATATACTTTTAAAGTTACAGTTAAACCTGACCCAGACCCACCACTTACTGCATAATTATTATAAGTTTGGGGTTTTACATTAGCCTCTTTAAACTGATATTTTATCATTCCAAAATAATGACCTTTCTTATTATTTGGTTTACTTGTTCTAGTTTCTATAAAATCGCCATTACAGTATTTAAAGCCATTACGCATTATGCAAACTGTACCTTTTTTTGAGGTTGGTTGAAGAAGCACTTTATCTGTATCTGTATATGATTTATATTCTTTCCAATGATCTGCTTCAACTTTGTCACCCCATTGCCAATTAGTACCTAAAGAGCCAGATGTTTTTCTCTGCACTAAACCTTCACCATGAAAAGCAGCATCCATGTTACTACTTCTTACCTCAATAGGAACCCATCTTGTTTCTCTTGGAATTACACCTTTTCCTTTTTTTAAAATTTTATTTACTGTTCCTTTTTTCTTGTCTGTAGGCAAAGCACCTAAGTACCAATCTGTATTTGATACATCACCACTTCTTAATTCATCGTCAGAACCTTTATAAAATACTTCATATATTTGATCGGCTTTTTTAATTTTATAACTTTCAAGGTCTCCAGAAGCATTTAATATTCTTACTGTTTTATTTTTATCAACAAAATTTCTTTTTATTAAATTACCTGGAAACGGTATAAATCTAAATTCAAACTCTCTATCTTTACTATTATTATGATTTATTCTTATAAAATTGTATTGAGGTTGTGGTGAATTACCTTTTATGGCAAAAGGCTCACCTTTATCAATATAGTTCCAATCTATATCGCCAACACCAGCAACTCTAGCCTGTAATCTAAAAAAACTATATCTCATAAGATATTTACTCATTCCACCAAGAGAAATACTACCTCTATCATCTTGGTATCTTTTTTGAACACCCTCTGTTGTATCCTCATTAACATCATTTGTTCCAACTGCTCCTGGGTGACTATTTACGTTTGGAAAACCTGTTACTTGTTTAAAAACTTTAGATTTAAGACCTATTTCTGTAACATCACAAGCTTTAGTATTACTAATAGTTCCTATAGAACATTTTTGTATAGTTAATTTATCAAAACAAGCAAAAGGTTTTTTTGCATTTTTTTGTAAATCTATAACTCCAGGTGTATCAACTCTAAATTGACAAGTTACATTTTTACCTGAACTCCATAATGGTCCAATTTTTCTTACACATATAGCAATTGATGATCCGATTAAATAAGATTCTCCTATCTGTATTGCATCATCAGCCTCTTCTCTTGAAGTATCAACAGCAGATTTAACATCATCAACACCCCAAGGGTCAAATTTAGATGTATTTCCTTTTGCTTTGAATTCTTTTTCTACATCTATCGCAGTAATTTTATATTGAATAATTCTATTTTCTGTTACTTTTAAAGAATTTTTTGCTGCTGTTGAATTGTGATATTTAAAAATACTTGCATATCGAGGAAAATTTGTTCTAATTTTACGTCTTTTAGTATCTATATCTTTATTGTTTTCCTCTGATAAATCTTTTTGTCTTAAAACTAATTCATACGGAACTCTATATCTCATTGCATTTGGCATAGGAGAAAACGCGCCAAATTGTACTTGCGTATTAGGAGTTCTAGCACTGCTAACAATAGCTTTTGATTTACCACCATCACCTTTTTTACCTTCACCCATATCCCAATCAACAGACATAACATCGTGCATAATGCTGCCATTTCTATCTTTCTGCCTACCTAAAGTACCTTCATCATATTTATGAGTTTCTCTAGGTCTACCACCATCTCTTCTCATATAAAGAGCTATTTTTTTATTTATATAATTTTTTAACAACAGATCACCTATGGCATAACCTGCAAAATCAGGTTTAGCAGCTAAAGTTCCTAAACCAAGCATAAATAACGCTTTTAATTGTTGGCTACTGCCAAGACTTATCATCTGTGACCATAAAAGTCTTGTATTTACACGAACACCTCCATTAACTTGTATATAATTTTTTGTTTTAGTTACTTCTTGTTTTGTAAATATTAATGGAACAATCTCACCAAAATTTGCTAATTCCTGTACTGAATTAAATCCAGTTTGTGGAGCAAATCTTTTTGGACCAGTTTGACCAGCAGTTGTAAGACTAGGAGGAGTTTTTGGTGCTCTAGGTTTTGGTGTTAATAAAACAGAAACAACGCTAAGAATAATTCCTAAGAGTAATTGTGCTCCAAAATTACCTGCCATTGCTGCACTAATAAACCCACCAACAAACCCGTTTACTACATAAGGAAGGTCATCATATTCTTTAGGTCTCTTACCGTTATATGCCTGTGTTAATTCTACAAAATACCAATATTCATCTTCTGTTATACCTACTGTTTCACATAGTTCGACTTCTGTGGGGAGTAACACCCTACGACCGCCAGGCCGTCTAAGGGACTCCATCTTACCTCCGATTCTCCGCAGTTTATCCATCCTTCCTCGTAGTAAACAGCAAGACCAAATCCATTCTTAGATTTACATAATGCAACTGTACCTATATTAAACTGTTTTGTCTCGTTTCCCCACTTTTCAAGTTCTTCTTTAAATATATCAAAGTCTTTTTTCCTTACTCTTCTATACCAATCTCTTGTAGGTTCTGGTGAATCAATACCGTAATATTTTAAAACTGTACGAGCCAAAGATAAACAATCTACTGCATGATGCTTTATCGGATCAGCACCTAACCTATAAGGCAAACCAATAAGTTGATGTGGTTTCATCTATTTTGAATATCGCTTGTTACAGGTAGTTTACCAACCACTTCAGTTGTTAACACAAAATTTGGAACATTAACATCGACAGCATCTATAGCGCTACTTAATAAAACCTCTACAACTTCTGAATCGTAAGATAAGGAACCAGCAAGCCATGTATCTGTTGTTAAAACTCTCTGTAAAGAATTAATATTAGTATTAGACATTATACATACATTAACTTCTACAAAATATTTGTTAGCAACAGCTTCCTGTGCTTTTGCCATACTTAATGGATGGTTAGCCATAATTAAATTAGATTCAATATTGTCTCCTGATCTGTTAATAGTTGTTCCTTGATAAACAAATGGCAAATAATGAAAATCTTTACCATTAAAATTTATTGTATTTTTACCTTTTTTTGTACCTACTGAAGGATCTCTTTTGCCGTTTTGTAATCGGTGTATTGTAGTTTTTTTGTTATTACTATTTATCTCAAATACTTCAACAAAAGTAACTAAGGTTGTAATACTCATAATCCAAGAGATGAACGCTGACTTCTAGAATTTTTTAACGCCCCAAAAGCTTGTGCTTTACCTGCCATTGCACCTTGTTTTGTAGCAGCACCGATAATTTGAGGCACAGCAGATTTTGGAACGTACTCATCACCATTAAAGTTTAATGTAGGTCCTGTATATTCAACAACTGTGTTACCAGAAGAACCTGCAACTGTACCAGAATCACCAGAACCACCTGGAATAACAGCACCACCTCTTGCACCTGCTGAATATCTGGCCATCGCACCATCCATCTTAGAAGCTGGTATAACGTATTCTGATTCGCCACCTTCTCCTATCAATCCCATAGTAGGAGAATTTACAACACCTCCCTGTTGAAAAGCTTTAAATCCACCTGTTCTATAAAAGCCACCTTGGGCTGTTTGTACAGGAGCCTTAATACTAAACATTTGATTGAATATATTTTGGAAAGCAGCGTTAAGGAACATATTTGCCAGTGACTTAGCAATACTTGCTAGTGATTCACCTAGTGATTTTGTCCCTTCAATAAGACCCATAATTGCATTTGTCATTTCATTGGCCAGTAAGTTTGCAATTTCTTCCTTAGTTACTTTTACTTTTTTAATTTCACTCCCTTGATCTTTTAATGCTTTTGTAGCTTTTTCTGTTTCGCTCAGTATTTGTTTTCTTTTATCAAGAATGTCTGCTAATAATTTATCAATTTTTTCTAAAGTTTTTTTATCTTCTTCTGAATTTGTTAATTGTGCTCTTTGAATATTCAAACTGTCTTTTAGTCCATCTAAGCCTTCTAAAACTTTGTCTCTAACTTGTTCTCTTTGTGCTACTTCTTTTGCAACAGCTTGAGACATACCTGTTTCTGTTAGTTTTTTAATAGCTTCTTTAAGATCTTTTTCTTCTTGGGCTTTTTGAACTAATTTATCATGTTCTAAAGTTATCTCGGACATTTTAGCTCTTTGATCTTCTAAAGCAATTCCTATTCTTGCTATCTGTTCTAATTCTTTTTCTAACTGAGCTTCTCTTTTTGGATCTTTTACTTTTCCTCTAGCGTCTTTATTTTCTCTTAGAGATTTTAATTCTTCTCGTCTATTTACTATTGAAGTATTTTTACTATTTTCTATAAATCTATCAAGCCTTGCTTTTTCTGCTCCTTTAGACACTCCTAATAATTTATCAACAGCATTTATAACAATAAGAAGAGAATCTTGCATTTTCATCATTGCAATCTTAAATTCGCTTCCAACTAATGATGCTTTCTGCCCAAATTCTTCCAGCCTCTTAGTAGCTTCTGTTCCTATTGTTTCTCTCATCTTCTGCATCGCAGCATTGAAAGCTGCTTGTTTTCCTTGAAGTTGTTCTATTATCTGTATTCTTTTAGCCTCTGCTGTACCTGCAAGACCCATTGCATTTACCAAAGCATTTGTGTCCTGTACAAATGGACTCATTGCTTTTCCTAGTTCTCCCAAAGAACTCATTAATTGTTGGACTTGTTGAAGAACAGCAGTAGCAACAAGACCTCCTGCAAAGCCTCCCATTTGACCACCTGCCTTAGTTCCTATAAAGCCACCAGCAAAACCAGCAGCACCTCCAAGTAATCCCTGTCCAAATAGCAAAGGAAACGCACCAGAAATAGCTCCGCTTGTAAATGCTGCCCTGTTTCCCCTAGGGTTCATTCCTCCACCAAAACGTCCTCCACCCATTCCTCGTATTGATCCAAACTGTCTTTGCCTACTTTTTTCTTGTGTAATAAATTTTTCTGTTTTTAAGGTTTCTAATGCTGATTCTTGATGTGCTTTTGCCAATGTAAATAATTTCTGATCATTTGCTATTGATGCTCTTTTAATTGCTGCTCTAGCTTTATCTACATTTAAACCTTGTGCTCCTAATCTCTCTATTTGATCTCCAATATTTCTAGTTTTTACCATTGAAGCTCGTTGAGCTTCCTTTAACTGTGCTGTTGTTTTTTCAATCCTAACTGGTACAGCACCACTACTACCTTGATTTATTTTTCCTGATAATCTAGAAATATTGTTTAACGATCTTTCTAAAGCCTGTACTTGTTTTAAGCCATCAACAATAACATTAATTTTTGCGTTACCAGCAGCCACAAATTTTTATTTTTTTCTTATTCTACCTGCGTCTACGAATTTTTTCCATTTCTTTCTCTTGATTTTCATTTAAAACTTGAAAATAAGCACTCCAACCGATTATTTCTTCTAATGTCATTTTTCTAACATCAGCAAGACTCATACCTAATTCTTTAGCAATACCAAACTGCAACATCATTAAACCATCTTTACGCAGTTCAGCACTTAGTCTTTTGGGTCGAGGGGTTCTTGGTCCTCCTGAATAATACTTAACATTAATTTTTGTAAGTCAGAATCTCTTACTTCATTCTTAAGAACATCTATCTCACCTAACTGAAATAATTTTTGTCCTGTTTCATCTTGTGCTTTGGTCAATAATAAACGCAAAGCAAATTCATTAGCATCATCAGATTTTGCCATTTTTTGTGCTCTTTCTTTTTCAGCTAAAGTCAAAGGTGTTACCCACATTTCAAATACAGTTCCATCAGATAATGTAACTTCTTTTCTTGTAGCTTCTAAATTAGCAGCTTTACGCAAGCGATCTATTGCTCGCATAGTTTTGGTAGATGCCATAAATTAATATTATTACTATCTCATTCTAGTCTAGTTATTCAATAAACTCAACTATTTATGTAGTAGCAAAATCAAATGTAGGCTGTACAGCAGGTCTAAATTCTACACTTACTGTCTGTGCATCATCTGGGTTAACATTTAATGATGCAGCAGTTAATGTAGCTTCAAATTCAATAAATCTACTTAATGTATCGCTAACAGAACCACCAGTAAATACCTGATCCATATATAGTTTCATAGCTGCACCTACTTGCTGTCTTTGTAGCACATCTTGAACCATGCGGTTTACCATTGCTGTATCTTCATTTGTAAAGTAAGCAGTAGCAGTACCTGTACCATCACCAAAACCAGCAATATATTTTCTAAATGGAGTGAATTGGGTTGGAGTACCACCGATAGTTGTTACATCAATTTCTTCTCTGGATATTTCAAATGTCCACTCTCTAACCTGCGAAACACTCGCAAAAGCTGCATAAGCTACCTGAAACTCATTTGGAGACGCTGCTGTACCAACATCAGTAATATTTAATGCTGAACCACCAGAAGTTGCTGACACCTGTAATGCTCCTGTTGTGGCTGTATATGCAATGACATAAAAGGTATCAGAAGTAGTCAACCCTGCTGGTAATGTACCCGTTCCAGATCCACCAGTTTGTGAGTTGATAACACTGAATTTAACAGGATCACCTACTTTGAAGTTTAAGTAAGTCTCAACAGTAATAGTTTCAGTACCAATATCTACACCAGCCGTACCAAAAGTTCCTTTAGTACCAGCAGGTTTGTAATATAAAGCTCCAGATGTTCCAGATAAAGCGGTGACAGCCATGATTCTTAAAAAGAATTGTATATCCTATACATTAGCGTGTTTTTTGCAATTTGTTTAGCTTATAACTGTAGCAAAATAAGAAGTATCTATTCTACCTTCAAATAAAGGAGGATTTTCTGTAGTAGAAAATGTTGGTCCGTCAATATCTCCTGTTCTAAAAAATACTCCAGAATTTGTTTTTGCAGTGTCATTTAATGTTTCTAATACACCTACGGCAGTAGTAATTAATGTTTGACTTCTGGCAGGTCCTTTACCTTTTTCAGAATAAACACGGATAACTATTGCTCCTCTAGCATTATCAACACTAGAATTTAAAGTTGTTTCATTAGTTATTCCAAAGATAATATTTACAAGTACATATTCTGTAACACTTCCAAGAGGTGCAGCCGTAATATTGTCAAAAAATACTGGAACGGAAGGGGATAAGTTTGTAAAAGCAGTAAGGATTGGATTTTCTACTGCTGCTCTAATTGCTTGATAATTCATTTGCCTTGAGGATTACGTTTAAATGCGAATCTAGCTCCAGCTTCAACAGATTTTTGCAATCCACCACCATTAAGATATTTATTATACCAAAATAATGGTGCAGTAATTCTTGCTCCTCCATCACCACCAGAAATTTGCCCTCTAAGAGTTAGTGAATCTGGATCTCTTTTTCCTGTTTTTACAACATTCCCTATTGGATTTCCAGGTCTTTCTCTTCTAGGAAAATTAGGTGGAGTAAATCTACCTTCTTCTATATCTAATGCGTATTTAGCCCATTCAGAAGTATTAGTAATTTGTAATTTATTAGCTTTACGAACTGCTTCTTTTGCAGTAGATAATTGAGGAATATTATTAAGTTTATAAGGATAGCTACCAGATTTTCCTATTTTAGAACCTTCTCCTAACGGAATTGCCTCCCAGCTATTTTTAAATTCTCCACTCCATTCTGGTCCTGCTTCTGCTAAATCATTCATAATCTGTTTCGCAACCGTTCTAACTGTCTTGTTTAATTCTTTTCTCTTTTCAAGGTTAAAATTTTTTACCTCATTTTTTAATTTTCCAATTCTTCTTCCACCTCTTGTAACAGAGGCTTTATATGGTGAAATCTTTGGTGGTAAAGCCATTATTGTATCCTCACTGATAAAGAATGATATACAGGCTTATCACCTCTATATGTTCTAACTGATATTATCTTACCTTCTACTGTAGAACCTGCCCGTGGATATTGAATACGATCTGCTTGCGTAGGATAATAGTCTCCCAATTCTGAAGCACCAATTAATACTGTTACATTTGTTCCTTGCAATACACCATCACTTTCACTTGAATTTACCTGTGAGATAACTCCTTTTACAGTCACATTTGTATCAGATCCTGTTACAGCACCAGTTGTAGGATTATATGTACGAGGTGTTGTCGTTTTTACATAAGTTATATCCTGACCAAACTGTGATAATACTTGTGCTGGTATCGAACCAAAAATGTCATCTATAGCCGCCATGTTATCCCCTCATCACTCTTACCTGATAACTACCACTACCACCAGAACAATATGCACCAAGAAAACTTTGTAACCAGGGATATACGTCAAAGATATTATTTACAGTTCCTGTACTTTGTGATCTTTCATTATATTTAACTTCTAAATCACCAATCTTTACTTCTGCTGGAACACCTGCTGTACCTGTATTACCAGTAATTGCATCAGTATCATTTGCTAATGCTCTAGCTAGTTCATATTGTGCATATTTAATATTTAACGGAATAGTTGAGCAACTTAACTCAACTCTATCTACCTGATAATTTGTTCTGGGAAATTTAAGTGCTTGATCTTCGTCACATCTATCTCCATAGAAAACTAAATTATCTATTTCTCTAGTAGCGGATATTAATGCTCTGTTTTTTTGATCGTCTGTTTTATTTGTCCAGGTGCTTGAATCAGGCACAGTTTCAAAGTAACTATTAGCTTCTGCCAATGTGACATAGCTATTTGCAGTTTCACTTTTTATAGTTGCATTTATGGTAGCTGCCACGATCAGTTAAGTAAGTTAGTTTTATTGTAGCGTAAAGAAAAAACCCCACCAATAATTGATGAGGTTTGATGACCACAATTTAATCTTAATAAAAATTAAGACTTTAGACCATTAGACAATGGTGTGTTTACAAAGATTTCAACCATAGGAATTTGGTCAATATCGTATGTAGCAGACCAGTTAGATCCAGTTCTTAGTGCTGAGTTAGCAGGGTTGTCAGCAGCGTTTGTCCACTTAGTACCCATAACGTGATAAGCACTATGGTAGTCAACAGACATAACATCTTGCTTAGATAAGATGTTTCTTTCTGCTTCAATACCTAGCTCAGACTGAACACCCTCAAGAATTGTTCCTGACTTCATTAAGTAGCAACGGAACTCTTGACGATTACCAGTAGTTGTAGGATCGTTTGTGTTTACCTGAGAATCAATTACAACTGTGCAACCAGCGAACTGA